ATCATCATCCTCTAAATCGAAAATGATGTTTTGCACACGAGGGTTGCCATAACCAGGCATTCCAGTTGATGTCAGCTGGTTTGGGTCCCAAGAAATACTCAGACGACCTCGATGATATTGCGTTTTGATGACTTTAAAGCGGAAGATGATATCTCCACGCCCATAGCCAAACATTCTACTAATGTAGGACATTGGCGTGTCATAAATGTGGCCACCTGTGATTGACTTTTCGTATAACTGTGGTGTAACTTGAGACGTGAACAAAATCGTGTCCTCATTGCTCGTCGTGGTCCACAATGAACCACACAAAAAAACTCTCTCGCTGTACAAAATTAGTTATATGGAGCGCGTCAGCTGTGGGATCACCAACATGTTGTGAAGCCACCGATATTTCTTGTTTCGGCTGCAAACCCAACTTGTTAATTGGTTCTGAAATCTCTGAGGATGCCAGTGTGTGGAACGCCAAACTTTTCATTGGTTCGACATCTTTCACGTTTGGCACATTGGTGAAACCAAACATAGATGCAATTCCACCTAAAGCTCCTGCAGCCATTTCAGTGGCCTTGGCGAATGGTCCTATCACAGGAATATCCGTCATACGACTTGCTACATTTGCAATCGTTGATGCTGGTCCTGAAATTTGGCCATTACCCACATATTCACGTTTGGACTGCAAAACGCCATTAGCCGTTAAACCTGTGAGTTCAACGTCAGTGGCCCAAGCGTAGATGACAATGTTTACTCCAGTGGTGGTAACACCATTTGCTGATCGCAGTGCTGCATATTGGGTTAGGTCAATTTTTCCCATGCCCGTCATTTCAGCGAGACTGCAAGCATTCAAAAAATTCCTGTTATACAGAAAAGGGAGCTCCATCAAAGCTGTCGATGTGGTTTGGGGATCAAGCCACACATGTGGTTTTTGTGACTGGAGCACCTGGAAACCAGGAGCATAGCCATAAGTTGCTCCTGTTGTATCCTGCACAACGTCGCGCATCGGAGTATAAAACGCACCAATGCTACCATAATAAAACTGGCTCGCATTGATGGTGAATTTCAGGTGCAATTTGCAACGAATGTAACCAAAACCTTCAAGCTTATTTTTTATGGATGTTGTCTGAAAGAACAACTGCCAAGGTGAAATTGTAGCTATATTGCCAGCG